TGTTGAATCTCGCGAAAAACCTCTTAGCCGGGTGTTAGTGAGCCGAGTGACAAAAGAGGGGCGAGATTTTAACAAAATCGCCACAATTTATGTCGAAAATAGCCAAAAAGAACGTTTTAAACTACCAATTAACAACCTTTCTTACGCTCGTGCACTTGTACCCCATTTAGAGAGTGGTGGTAACATTTACGATTCGTATGGCACACACATTCGTCAGTTAGTGCAAGAAAAACGTGACCTTGAACGTTTTACTCGTTATGGAAGCCGAGCAGATTATCTAAGTGAAAGCGGACAACACTTGGTTAGCGAAGCACAAAAACGCAGCAAGGACATTGGTCGTTTGTTAAGAAATCTCAGTAATGACAAGTATTATCAAACCTATTATAATGACAAGTTTGCGGATACTGATGAACCTCTAGATGAAAATTTAGTTAAGCTACGTGAATTATTTGTACGTCCCACAGTAGACCCTAGAGTAGAAACAGCATTGCCGCATTTAGGTAAACTAAGCATGGTTACTGAATTTGAGCAATGGGTTAATAACGTAGAAGAATCAGCTGCTGATGTCGTTGATAACGAGCAACAATTAACTCAATTGAACAATATCTTTTCTGAAGAACTGCCATTAGGCGCAGATGGTGTTAACGCTATTGCCGCCATACAGGATCTTATTAACAGCGAAGATCTTGAAGACCAACTATCCAATGCAGCAGACCAAGACCCAGACGGTGACGCTAGGCCTATAGTCTACAATTGGTTAGAACAAAATCTACCGCAATTAACCAAAATACTTGATTACAGCGAAAAAGTGTCGTATACTAACGAGAGGTAAATAACTCTGTATACGCTGTGATACGTTCTGCAAAGGTGCAGTACACACAGTCTATGCAATAACTCTCTTAATAAGGAAATACATTATGGCACTTTCATTAGCAGATATTCGGGCTCGCCTTCAAGCACAACAAACTCGCAGCGAAAACGGTCCAAAAATGGACTCGGGAATTTACCCACATTGGAACATCCAAATTGGGCAAACAGCAAAACTTCGCTTTCTCCCAGACGCAGATACTAACAATCCATACTTTTGGATTGATCGCGAAATTATTAAACTGCCATTTACTGGTATCAAAGGGCAAACTGTACAGCGTCCATTTGAAGTTCATGTTCCTTGCATGGAAATGTGGAAAGAAACTTGCCCGGTACTTACCGAAGTTCGTCCATGGTACAAGGACGAGTCACTAAAAGAAACAGCAAACAAATATTGGAAAAAACGCAGTTATCTTTTCCAAGGGTTTGTTCGCGAAAATCCACTAGCAGAAGATTCGTCTCCGGAAAATCCAATTCGGCGTTTTATTATCTCTAGTCAAATTTACAACATCATCAAAGCCAGCCTACTGGATCCAGAGTTGGAAGAATTGCCTGTTCACTATGAGCGTGGACTAGACTTTACAGTTGTGAAAACTGCTAAGAGCGGCACCGACTATGCAGACTACAACACTAGCAAATGGGCTCGCAAAGAGTCTCCATTAACCAGCACAGAGCTTGCTGCTCTTGAGCAGTTTGGATTATTTAACCTAGCAGACTTTTTGCCTAAAAAGCCTGGTTCTGCCGAACTTCGTGCAATTAGCGAACTGTTCCAAGCGTCGGTTAATGGCGAGGACTATGATCCAGCTCGGTGGAGTCAATACTTCAAGCCAGTTGGTGTTCAACTAGAAGAAAATTCTAGCGCACCCGCAGCTCGACCACATGCGGTACCTGCTGCTGTAACACCTGCGACTGTACCGCATGTTGACGAGGACGAAGTAAGTGAACCTACTGCTCCTATTCAGTCGCCTGTTACTGCTACCAAACCTTCGGCACAAAAAGCAGAAGATATTTTAGCAGCAATTCGCAATCGTCAAAAAACAGCATAAGTAAGCACACACAAGGGCCTCTGTAACATTAGTTATCGGCCCTAGTTACTCTATAGGAGAATATTATGAATAGAAAATCAATCTCTACGATTGGCGATAAACTTGTTAAGGTGAGTGAATCATTCAGTGTTAACATGTACGACAACGGTTACTTGTTTGAAATCTCAGGTCGTGACGAAGATGGAGACTATAAGTCTGCAAAGATTATGGTCAGTGATCTCGCACAACTGGCTGCACTAGTTCAAGAAGCTACAGAAATGCCAAGGGACGACTAATATGGGAAAACCTTTTGACTTATCAAAATTTAGAAAAAGCCTTACCAAGTCTATTGACGGGCTGAGTATTGGATTTAACGACCCCACAGACTGGATTAGTACTGGAAATTACGCCTTAAACTACCTAATTTCGGGCAGTTTTCACCGTGGTGTGCCACTAGGTAAAGTAACGGTGTTTGCTGGCGAAAGTGGTGCTGGAAAGAGCTTTATTTGTAGTGGTAACTTGATTAGACACGCCCAACAACAGGACATTTACGTTATCCTTATTGACACAGAAAATGCACTAGACGAAGCGTGGTTACAAGCACTTGATGTAGACACCAGTGCCGACAAACTGTTAAAACTCAATATGGCCATGATCGATGATGTGGCCAAAATGATCAGCGAGTTTGTCAAAGAATATAAAACACTGCCAGCAGATGAGCGTCCCAAAGTGTTGTTTGTACTAGACAGTCTAGGCATGTTGCTGACACCTACTGACGTTAACCAATTTGAAGCAGGTGATTTAAAAGGTGACTTGGGACGTAAGCCCAAAGCACTGACAGCACTGGTTCGTAACTGTGTTAACATGTTTGGTGATTTGAACTTGGGGCTAGTAGCCACTAACCATACTTATGCAAGCCAAGACCCTTACAATCCTGATCCAAACATTTCAGGTGGACAAGGGTTCGTATATGCATCGAGTATTGTAGTTGCAATGAAAAAACTTAAACTCAAGGAGGATGAGGAAGGTAACAAAGTTAGCGAAGTTCGAGGAATCCGTGCAGGGTGTAAGATTATGAAAACACGTTATTCAAAGCCTTTTGAAGATGTGGAAATTCGAATTCCCTATGACACAGGAATGAACCCATTCAGTGGCCTATTTGATCTTTTTGAAAAAAAACAACTTATTACAAAAGAAGGTAATAGGTATGTATATGTTGACTTAGCTGGCGAAGTGCATAAATATTTTAGAAAAGAATGGAATAAAAATACTGATGGCATTATGGAAAAAGTAATGAGTGAGTTCTATCAAAAACATCACACTGTGACAACAACAGACTCTATACCAGAAGATGACTTGCCAGAATAATTCTTACGGCTTTATATACAAAACTATCCTACCGGATGGTAGATATTATATAGGACAACATAAGATTGTTAGTAAGTCTACTCTTGATCCAAATTATTTTGGATCGGGGGTGATTTTAAAAGATTACATAAAGTCACGTGGGACGGCAGCATTGGTTAGAGAAATTTTAGAGTTTGGTTACAATCACGACGAATTAAATTTGCTAGAAACTAAGTATGTGACAGAACAAGTGTTAAATGATCCGTTGAATATAAACCTAGATTTTGGGGGAAGACATATTTTCTCAAGATACAAAGAAGTAAATGCGAGAATTGGTAAAACAATGTCGTCACGAAGAAAAGAAAATCCCGATAATTGGCCTACTAGGGTTGGCAAAGAAAACAATAAATCTGTCAATTGGAAACTAATATCTCCAACAGGGGAGGAATTTTTAATTTGTGGAGGATTAAAAGATTTTTGCCAATCAAAAGGGATTTCAGTTAATACTATAAAAAAAGCAGTCAGAGAAGGATGGATTCCTCGACGCGGAGTATGTGCAGGTTGGCAAGCGTTCAATTTAGATGAAAATATTGGAACAACAAGAGATACACTAAACCATGGTGACGCTCGTAAAGGGGAAAACAACCCAAATTTTAAACATAAAATACAGGAACTAGAACATGATTGATGCTGCTATGCTAGTTGAAACTTATTTGTCAATGAAAGAGTATGTGCCCACTAAGGATCGGCAAGCGGCTGCTGATCAGTTACTTAGTTATTTGATTGACGCTGGACTCAATGACGAAGAACTAGAGGAAATTGGGACCAGTGACAATTACTTAAAACGTGCTTTTGACGAAACAGTACTAGGCGACGATTATCTCAACGGCGACGACGAAGACGATTAATCTATGACATGGTATAGAGCAGTAACACAAGATCTTGGCCAACTACCTAATTTTATTGAATATTATGAACGAGAACTAGATGCTGCTCGTGTAGAATGTAGTACACGGGGCAATTTAGAAAAAAATCTTGCTGCTTTACCGGGTATTACTGAGCATAGATTTGGGCAGCTTCAAGAAATTGAAGCCGTCCTTAATTATTTAAATATTCAGCTGCGAAAGATTAAACGTGCTCAATTCCAAAAATACCTAGAAGGCTATAATAGAGCACTAACTAGTCGCGACGCCGAAAAATATGCAGATGGGTCTGATGAAGTAGTAGATTTTGAATGTTTAATCAATGAAGTAGCACTGGTTCGCAATAAGTACCTAGGCACTATTAAGGCTTACGAATCAAAAAATTTTATGCTGGGTCACATCACTAGACTGCGAACAGCAGGTATGGAAGATGTTACTTTATAATAAATAAACATACTATGAATGACATCCGTAAACTTATCAACATTGTTTCTGAGGATTCTGACTCTGTTAGAGCAGAGATTAGCAAAAAAATAAAAAATATTCCTGATGAGGAAGATCTACTCAACATCTTAAAATTTACCAACAAGTACGGTATAAAGAAAGATGTTGAGACTTTTACTGCGCTACGCAATTATAAAAACATTGTCAGTTCAGTATTTTTACAAGCACTAGCTGATGCTAATCTTAAACCCGACGATGTTAAAAAGTTTCTTAAAAAATTAGCCGACGATGGAATTCTAAACGAAAAGAAACTGCTAACTCCACGCCAAGTTCATAACTACTCAGACTTAATTGACAAAGAATACCAAACAGTATTTGACTCAATTAAAATTGATTTATTTCAAAAGATTTCTGGTAAAATCGGCGAAATGGGCGATGTGGGCAAAGGTGAATACCTATTAGATATTATCAGCACAACCGTTAACCGTCGAGGCGCTCCTGGAGACTTAGACATTGACGGTACAAAGATTGAGCTCAAAGCTGGCGAAAATGGTCGTCTAGGACCAGCTGGTAGTATGAGCTTGGCTGGAAGATTCCAAAAAGAATTTGTCCCTTTTATACAGCAATTAATGCCCGAAAAGTCAGTTGAAGGAATTGTTCCTACTGACTTTAATCCAAAACAAAACATGAGTTATTTTACTGAGTTTTTTGAAACCAGTGAAAATGTTAAAGCTGCTTTAGGACATATGCTGTCAATGCATTATCCTAATTATGATGTAGACGTTATTGTTAATGCAGCAGTTGATGGTAGCGGCAATATTAGCGGCAATGAACTAAAGAAACAAATGCTTAAAGCCAGTTTTGAAAGTTACAAAGAAGTTAAAGAATTTGACGGTGTTATAGTTATGGATTCGGCTATTACCAAATTCCTATACATTGGGACAGGAGACGATTTACTTGCTTCTGCAGATCAATTAACAGTTTCTTTTCCAAGTTGGACCGATCAACAAAGCAATTGTATGAAAATGACATTAGCAAAACGTGGAACACCTATTGGTGGCGGTAGTGCTAAATCATCAGCTAAATCTGCTCCTAAACCTAGTGTAATGACCGGTAAAACGGTTGACATTCGGCCCATTGGTGCCGCACCCAAGCCTAAAAAAGCAGATCTTGGTAGAGAACGTCGTTGACAAAATAATTTAATCATGTTATAGTCGCTTATCCAAAAGGACTAATAACATGTTTAAAACATTAGATGAAATTACAATTCGCCGTGTAGGCAACGGCTATTACATTACAGTTCACAGCGAAGACCATCCACAAGAGATGGTGTTCGACACACCACGTCGAGCTATGAGCTTTATCAAAAAGTTGCTAGAAAACAACAGTCGCGGACAGGACTGATGTTGTGTAAAAACAACGGTTGACGCCCAATTAAATGGGCGCTATACTACTTGAACTAAAACACTGTTTAGGAGATTGGTAATGATGTACGCTACTACTGACATTGCTGGCATCCACGCATTAGCCACTACCCGAGCACAGACCAAAGCCGCTGAACTGGACGCTAAATATGGGCAAGCCTGGCCCTGCGGTTTCGCTTGGGTCAACATCTCGGGCATCAAGTTGAACACCAAGGTGGGCAAAGAGTTCGCTCGACTGGGCTTCCGCAAGGCTTACGGTTACAAGAACACAGTTCAACTTTGGAATCCTAGCGGTCACCCCACGCAGAACATGGACGTTAAGGAAGAAGCTGCTGAGGCCTACGCTGAAGTGTTTCGTGCAG